ACTCAACTTCGCCTGATGGCTGTTCACTACAAAGTCTGCCAGACAGAATAGCTCATCGAGATTACTCTGCATCTTGGAGAACGAGCAGAAGCCAAAAGCCATGCCGTCTGCGAAGAATATCATGCCTAAGTCACCGCCATTGGTGTAGTTCACCTTGTTAGCCATGTAGAAGTCTTTGTAGTAATTCACATTTTCCACCTCTACCAGTTTACACGTTATCTGAGTGTCCTCCTTAAACTCAAAGTCAGGGGGTATGGTGACGTACTTGCTCTTTAACGATTTCGTCCTTCGCTCCACAAAATACTTCTTGTGCAGCTTATCCTCTGCCGATGAATACAGATAGACAGAGTGCTTGCCTTTACCGAGGATAATCTTTGCTGTCAGGAACTCCTCGATGCTTTCATACGGTCTATCCGTATAGACGATGTTGCGGTCATTGGTCAAGAGGTCAACGTGAATGCTCTCTGCCTCCTTGGGGTCAAAGAGGTTGTAGTGAGCATGCTCATACTCGAATGTTTCCTCAACCGCCTTGTATATCTTCTCGTAGCCGCCTTTATACGTGGGCGGGAAAGCGATGCCTACGCCGCCCGTTCCCCTCTTGGCTTTTAGAAAGTCCACGAAGTCACCAAAGTAGAAGTCAGCTATCTTGAAGTTGAAGGCTCCCTTTCCCAGCTTCTCGCGTGTACTGAGGTAGTAGGCCATGTGCTTTTCCAGGAATGCCTGCAGCATTTCCTCCTCGTAGATGTTCTTCTGTGAAGTGAAGCGGCTGATGCTCATGACGTACATCACCTCGATGAGCTTCTTGTATGGGTGTTCCTCCCATTGGTCGAAGATGCGAGCAAACTGCTCATTAGTGCAGGTCATGGGCGTGGTGTCCTTTCCCAGTACGATGTCAGCAGCAAGCTTTGTGTATAGGGACACGTCGTTTGAGTGCACGGTGAATCCCATTCCGTGCATAATCTTATCGCAGTTGAAGTTGCCGGAGCAAGCCACATAGACCTCTTTGCAGTCCACTCTTGACATGATGTCTTGCAAGACGACCTTTACTTCCGGCGGTGTAGTTCCTGTGAACATAATCTATTATCTTTATCTTGGGTTTATATTCTGTTTCATTTGGTGGGCTTGTGCTCTCGGCGCAAAGCAGCGCAGACAGAGGGTTTTATGTCTCTATCTGCGCAAGTTGGTGGGGCTATTCAAAGAGGCTTAGCTCTTGAACAGTTTCCTTTGGTACGAACTCCTCGATCTGCACTCCGTTGTTTCTGAGGTGTTCAGCCAACAGTTGGCGGTGACAGAACTCGTCTGGCTTTTCATAGCAGCAGAGGGCTACGTCTCTTCCGTTCGATAGCTGCTTTACCTGGTTCAGGAAGTTTTGGATATTCAACCGTGCCAGAACTTCAGCTTTATAGCGACGAGTATATTCTTCATCGCCGTTGGTCATCTTCAGAATGGAGTATGTGGGAGCCACCTCTTTTAGCGAGGGGCCATTATACCATCGTGGCGGGTACAGAGCAATGCCTATGACCATGATATTAGCTTTGGCCAAGGCTTTAGCGTTTGCAAAGTATGATGTATATAGTTTCATCTTTATGCTTTATTTATCGTGGTGGCAACATTCGCTCTTATCTTGATTAGCAAAGAGGTCGTTGCAGACAAGGGAGTGCTTCTTTTTGAAAGCTGTCTTAGCCAGGTAGTTTGCAAACCACCAGTTTCTACAAGTGTTGTAGGGCTTCTCGTCTGCATGAGGCAGGGACCAGTCGATGTAATCCGGAGTGATTGGCACTCTCTCAGCATTGACGATGCGGCATTTGATGAAGTCATCGTCAATCTCGATCACCGACCCTTCTTTCTCTATGAAGGCAAGATGCAGATTCTTTGGCCAGTTCCAGCCTTTTTCGACTCCACAGAGGTAATAGAACGGGGCCTTTTTCAGAGTCATGTTTTCAGGAAGTGCCATCGTCCACCACTTCACGCGTTCATCATTGGTGCCGATGAGACTTTTCATGCAGTGATAGGCCAGGTTCACGTCTGTGATGTATCGCAGCCATAAGATGCGATTGACATTCTTGAATTGAGCGTATTCTATTGTCACCATAGTTTTCAAATTGTATTTATCTTATATTGCAGTACAAAGGTACAAAGAATTTATCAAATACGCAAGTTTTTGGGCGTTTATTTTAATAGTTTTTCCAAGACCGGGATAATATATTTATCCAAGTCGTACCTTTTACCTTCAGGGAGTGGCAGGGTGAACTCGAAGCGCACAGCGTCCAACAGCTGACTGGGGGAGGCAGGAATTTCGTTTACTGCCACGACCTCAAAGGTTCCGCTCTTGATCTCCTTCTCTTTGTCCTTTAGTGTACCATTGTCAAAGACATTGAAGGTATTGCCAATGTACTTCTTGTTACACTCGCAGATGTCAGCCATGCTATGATAGTGCTGGAAGTACCATACGCCATTCATAAAGTTGGCTGTGAACTTATCTTCATCGAGGAAGGCAAATGTACCTCTCTTGCGCTTGCTGTTCTCTGTCTGGTTGGAGGAAGTGGCACCATAGACGGTGTTTCCTGCCCAATAGATTGTACCACCGGGCTTGCAGAGTGCAGAACAGGTACGAAGGACAGCAGCCTCGGCTTCCAGTGAGTCCACGCTGTTGATTACATGGTCACAGACAACAACATCGTAGCGTCCGTATTTCTCCAGGTGTGCGCAAATCTCCTTGCAGTCACGCTCTACCTGCTCAGTCAGGATTTTGGAGCGTAACATCTTTGGCCCACAATAGAAGAACTCTATAGCGTCGATGTCATAGCCCTTGCCTTTCAGCATTTCGTAGTAGTTCTTACAGCCGGCACCGAAGTCAAGGATGCGGGTCGCCTTCGTCACGTTGGGAATGACCTGTGTCTCGTAGAGGACAGAAAGAGCGTGCTTGTCTGCTCCCTCGGGGTGTCTCTCTGGCTGTGCATAGCTCTGAATGTAGGTGTTACGCTCGATATGGTCATAGTTGAACTCACCATATTTCAGAGAGAAGTAATGCTCAGCCTTCTCAGCCATACCTTCAGGCAGTACATAGACGAGTAGAGGCATACGCAGCAGCTTGATCGTCTTGGCATAGATAGCACTGATAATGATGTTTCCCTCGCTGTCAGCGACAGCATTGGCAAACTGGCCATACTTATTCACCAGCTCTGTGAGCTTGATGACCTTGTTTGCCTCACCGCCTTTGTTCACCATGATAAGGTCTTTTGGCTGTACGAGAGTGAAACCCACCGTACCCTTCGGCACGTTCACTTTGAGCAAAGGCTGATTCTCACTCACCTCAACCTCTGTAAAGTTGTGCAGTTGGTTGAAGCGCACCTCGTCATACACTGTTACGTTCTCCAGACAGAAGGCAGGGCACTCAGTGATGCCGAGCAACTTCATCGTCTTTGTACGCTGGTGGCCAGCAAGGATGCGTTTGTCACTACCTCTTATCACAATGGCCTTGATAATGCCAAGCGTGGATAGAGAGGCTTTCAAGTTCTCCTGCGCGTCATCTTCCAACTTTCGGGGGTTGTAACCAGCAGGAGAGAGGGTGTCAATTTGCACCGTCTTAATCATGTTACTGATTTCGTTCATAATATTCATCTAATAAAAAGTTAATGAATCCGTCCATTTTACCATGCTCTTTGCCGTATTCTTTGGCAACTCTCTGTAGCTCTTCACTCTCTGCTTTGCTCAGAACGATGTCATAGACACCGAATTTGAAGCTCTCTACCTGCACGGTTGTATTCTTGTCACCACCAAAGCGGTCGGGGCCATCCTCGTTACTCTGGGGAATCTGTACGTCCCATATCTCAGGGTGCATTTCCACACGCTCCATCGCCTCCTTCACCTTATCCATGTCGATATTGAAGTTCACGTTGGAGGTGACGTTATCGGCAAGGGCGAACTCACGGCCTTTCTTAGTGTCGATGTCGATGTCCGTTCTGCGCACGGCAACCAGCTTATCGCCAGTAACATCAATCACACGCACTTTCTTGATGCCGGCATTGATGGCACCAGCAGCTGTCTTATTGCCTGCAATGATACGATTGTTCTTGTCAAGCACCACGGATCGACCACAGCCAAAGGTGGCAAGGGAGTAGTCAATCATCTTCTCACCTTCGGCAGTTCCCTTATTGAAGTTAAGGTCGTCTTGCACCAAATCCTCAATGTTCAGTATTTCTTTTCCTTCCATAGCTTATATACCGAGTAATTCACCAACAAGACCGATGACCACCCCGTTTTCCTCGTAGTAGTCATCAGCGAATTTGTTTAGTCTGTCGTATTCCTCCTTGGTGGGGGTGATAGAGTAACCCTTGAAGCGAATGGGTGTAACATCAGCGTCCTTGCTTGCACGGCTGCTGGCAAGTTCCTTTCGCTCCTTGGCTCTTGCTTCCCTACGCTCCTTGGCAGTTTGCCGTTCAATGTACTTGTCTATATCCTTGATGCCCCATGCCTCAGTATCCATGTGCAGCTCATCGACACAGCGGCGAATCTCGTTATAATCGAGGTCCATGTTAGTCTTGGCAGTCATATTATCTGCCAAAGCAAGCTCCCTGCCTTTCCTTGAATCGAGGTCAAGGTCAACACGACGAACTGCTATCAGCTCATCGCCTTCTGAGTCAACGACTATCACATCATCTATACCGTGGGCCTCGGCGGTCTTGGCAGATTTGTTTCCGGCAATGATGCGGTTATTCTTATCTATCAAGACAGACCGGGCAGCACCAAAGTTTTCAAAGGAACGGTTGAGCAGCACCTGTCCCTTCTCAGTGCCCTGGTTGAAGTTCCGGTCATCTTGAATAAGTTCGTTTATCTTGATTTCTTCCATAATTTACTGATTTACGGCCATTGGTAACGGCTGAACGAATTTATTGATGAAGTATTGGCAACCCTTCTGCGTTACCTTGGTAGTCCTGGTGACATGCTGTTCTCCATTCTTTCCTGAACGAGTACCCTTTGTTACCTCAAAGAGCCCCATTTCAAGGTATCGCTGCATCGGCATATTCCTGTCAGAGCCAAAGCTGCAGAGGTAGCCTTCATTGCGTAGCTGCTCGAACAATCGCACCTCTCCAGTCTCGTAGCCGTTCTGGCAGAGAATCTTTGCAAGTTCACCGATGAGTACAGAATCAGGAGAGGAAAGTACGGCATTTGCAAAGGCTACCTTCGGCTTCTGTTCCTCCAACTGCTCCTGCTGTTGCTTGTTTTCAATGGCAAGCTGCTCCTTCTCCTCCTCAGCCTGTACTACCATAAGGGCAAGCTGCTTACGTGTCAGCTGCTCTATAGAGTAAGAACCAGTCTTTCTTATTGACGGCAACACTTCAGATGTTATCCACTTCTTGAATTGTTTGGCAGTCGGAAGCTTTGACCCAAGGACAAGGGCATACATTCCTGACTCATTCACAAAAGATAGCTGCTGAATACCTCCTTTCGTAGGGGTGTCGCGTTTTGCGACGTCCCCTTCATCAACATGCTTAGACACTGCATCACGACCATTTGAATAGCCAAGAGCCTTGCATAAATCCATAGCACAAAACTCAGGATTGTCTTGTGTTCCTGTAGTTCGGATCTGACCAAACTGAGGATGATTGAAAATCTGAATATCACTCATACTGTTATCGTTTTATTGCTATAAGTCCACAGAAATTCAGATAGCGCCAATAAGTTTCGACAATACGGAATCCAGCAGCAGAGAGGAATTGTCTGTTTGCAGCCTCGGTGACTGGCACCAAAGTTCCCTCCAGACTCTTTCGTTTCTCCGCTATTTGCTTCTCAGTGTAGCTATTCTCTCTCTTGATGGCGTAATATTCATCCTTCATTGCCTCATCTATAACAGCGGAATAACCCAGCACCTTCTCTACAAGCAAAAAAGCACCGCCAGGCTGCAGGCTGTCATAGACATTCTGAATGATGCGCTGGCGGTACTCTATAGGTGTAAACTGAATAGTGAGGCAGGAAAGGATAAGACTGCACTGCGCTTCTGGCAGTGAGCTGGTGATGTCTCTTTTCTCGATGCTGACATTGGGATAGCCGGAATACTTCGCCCGACAAATAGACAGCATGGGGTCGCTTGTATCGCACAGATAGAAGTGGCAATCCGCATTGCCACCGATGAGACCTTCCACACCCTTGCCAGTGGAGCACCCTAAATCTATGACGTTGCTTTCGCGTGTGATGAACTTGCGGCCTAACCGGGTAGTGAGGTCACGCATCGTGTCATAGTCAGGGATTGAGCGGCTTATCATGTCATCAAAGACACGCGCTACTTCCGCATTAAACTCCCACTTGCCATCGGGTATGTAGTCATCGTGCATCATGCCTTCGCGCTTTGTAACTTTACAATATCCATTCCGAAACAAGTCAGCAGCGTTTCAAGCTGCTTCACCGTTATTCCACGCTTACCATTGAAATAGCTACTCAGCACAGAGCGGTTGATACCCGTCTCAGCGGACAGGTCCAGGATTTTCTTGTTCTGCTTTGAAATGCTGTCGCGCATAAGCAAGTGAATCATGTTGGCAGGCACGCTGCCATCTTCACCCTCACGCGCTGCCGTCACCTTCAGGTACAGCATAATCTTCATTAGATGCTTGTACGGAATAGACCGCTTGCCGTGGAGGAAAGCGTTCAGGTTTTGGACGGTCAAGCCTAACAGAGTGCAGAGCATTGTCTGGTTCACTCCGCGCTCGTGCATGTGCTCTTCTATCTTCTCTCTTATCATTTCTACAACTTTTTAGACTGCAAAAATAATCATTTCTCCCGAAATTGCCAAATATTTGATAAGCAAATTATCAAAACTGCCTAAAAATTTGGCTATTTGCTCAAAAAACCTTACCTTTGCAAGTAAATAGATACATTTCATCTATGCTTCTTGCCCATTCCTGGGCACCATAGTCATAGTTTTGAAGGTATTTATCTTATTTGCACAGGAAAGGCCCGCTCGGGAGAGTCGGCCTTCCTACTTTTTTATGGGGATGGTCTTACTTTCCTGCTCGGTTTTCAACTCTGGTGGAAGCATCCAGTATTTCGGCTTCGGGTACATCTTACCTTCCTCGTCAACAAAAGCAAATCCATCTTTATGTTTCACCACCTTTCTCACGGCAAAGGCATCGTCATCGTTCCTCACACACAGCCAAGTGTTGAGTGGAGGGTAGCCCTTATCCAACTTGTGCCACATTCCTTCAACGAAGTACGAGGCACCCTTGCAGAAGGCAACAGTGGCTATACGCTCCATTGACTCCTGAATCAATTTACTTGCGCCTTGCAGCGCACAGGCTGTTCTCATGTTTTTACCGTAGGTCTCTGCGGCATTGAGGAAATCCCTACCAAGAATCTTCTCAACCAAATTTCTTTCTGATTTTTCCATACTATTTATTCTCCTTTTTGTCTACACAAGCCCAGTCCACAACAAAAACGTCATGCTGGTAATCATTATGGCGAGACTCGCCACTTCTCTTTGCTTCATGCTTCATAATTCATCAAGTTCTTTGTTCAACCTTTCTATCTTATTAACCAGGAAATCCTTTCGCTCCTGCGCCATCCCAATAGCAAGGGCAGACAATCGTCTGATTTGCTCGTTTGGCATACAGTCCAAGAAACGATCTACAACATCTGTAGGAGTAGCCATGCCCATTGTTAGCAGCCCTTCCATTTCTTTGATTGCAGTCTCACCAGCTGAAATCTCAGCGGCAATCTCATTTGCCTTCTGCAATTTTTCTCTATCCATACTATTTTGATTTTGATTGTTTGTAATATCTACCTCTGCACTCACCACTGGGTAAGATGTCATAGGGGCCGATGGCCTTGCCTGAGTTTACGTCAATGGCAAGTGCAAAGAGTGCGCAATCCAAACGGATATTGCACTCCACATTACAGCAGATAAGCGGTTTATCCATGTTTCTCCTTATAGCGTTTCTCCATAAGGTCAACAATGTCCTTCACCGTTGTTTCGTCTGTAGTCAGGCATTCGCATTCCGCATCGCTTACACTGATGTCAAGCCTATGCTCAATATCCATCACTACCTGCACCATGTCAAGACTGTCACCACCGAGGTCATTCCGGAAGTTATCTTCCATGGAAACGCTCACCTTAGAATCAATAGGTGAAATCACTTTTTCCGTGATGTCAAGCACCACTTTCTCAATTTCTTCTCTGTTCATATCGTTAAGTAAATAGGTTATAATCCATTCCGACAAAGTTCTCACTACACTGGAGAGCCTTTTCAAAGTTATCTGCAGCCATATTCTTCTGCACATAGTCATGGATAGACTTCTTCCAGTACACCTTAAATCCCTCCTTCTCACATAGCCCTGTCACACGACCGATGAAGAAAGCGCACTCATCAGCATTATAATAGTCATTCTTTACTCCAGACCGCAAGCCAATCTTGAACAGGTCACAGAACTTTGCAGATTGCTCGATCATCCGGAAGGAACTGTTGAAGTCTATGATTGGCTCAATGCTTGCGAAAGTCCTGAAGCCCAGCTCTTTTACTCGCTTCATTGAGTCAATACGTTCTGCATTTGAGTCTGCATAAGGCTCCATGTCATCCCTGCCTGTCAACGTAAAGCCGATAGCCAGCAATGGGCGTTTCTCCTTCTCGATGTCATTCAGTATGATGTTTGCAGACAAAGGCACATTCGCGCATTTGGTCAGAATCTTTACCGGAATGCCACACTGCAGGGCAAACTTGGCTGCTTTCAATGTCAGCATATGCGTTTCCCTTAACATGGGGTCTGTTGAGAAGGAGAAGAAAACGCCCGTCTTTCTCAGGTGGTCAATATGCTTCTCGCACTCATGCTTGAATATAAAGAGTGCATCGTTCTCGTCTGCAAAGCATTTCTTCAGCGAGACCTCTGTCTTTCCCAAAGTCTTACTAAGGACTCCACGCTTCAGGTAGCAGTACAGGCAATCGTGAGGACAACCGTTATAGAAGTTGCAGCCGACAGCGGCATACTCCCTTGCAGCACCTTTTGGCGTATAAAGGGCCTTGCCGTTCAGGATAATTTCTTTCGTTTCCATGCTTATCTGAAATCTAATTTGAGTTGTTCGTTTTTCTTATTGTCGAGTTGCTTATTCAGGTTGACCTTACGGCCATCTTCCTGCCCCTGCTCATAAGCTTCTCCCAGCACTTCGCGCCTACGCTGACGGTGCTTTGTCTTATCCATCGTATAGTTATTCTGCTGAAACAGAAACTCCTTGATCTTGTCTTTATGGCAGACAACAAGAGCGGTTTCCTCAGAAGTAGGCTTCATGCTGTCATAATTCTCCTGAAGGCCGACACTGACACCTTCGAGGTATGAGCGCATAAACAGGTTTCTGCCTTTCTCTGTATAACGCTGACCATTTACCATAGCTTGGTTCTGTGCTTCATTGAATCGTTCAATGACCAGCCTGCGAAACACTTTCAGCAAGTAATCATAGAACTCCCTAACGATAACTACGTTGTCCTCAGCACCAATAATGAACATCTTTTGATTGTACGTTCTGGTATAGACATCGCATAAGTTGTTGACAGCGATTGTGTGGAGCAAAGCCTTCTTCCAGTAATTGCCGTATTTGTCGTTTGTTACAATGTCCTCCGACTCCTTCATGTTGATGCAGGCTCCTTCATTCTCACCGCCGATGTCACTCATGGAAAGGTTATATTCCATCAGTAGCTTGTGTACCATCTTTGCAGCCTGGTATGCCTCTCCAGTGCTACCGATTTTCTCAGCATTGAACTGGAGTCTCAGCAACTTACGGATTTTGTTGATGACATTCTCTTTTTCCATAATTTTGAAGTTTGAATCTTATTTGCACTACAAAGGTAGCAAGAAATTATCAAATACGCAAGTTTTCTCGCGTATATTTATCAAATCTGCAAATTATTTTTGATTTCTCAGCAGTTTGAATCGTTCTGCAAGCTTTTCGACACCCATTTTCTCACGCTCCAGCTTATCGAGATATTCATCTTCGTGGTTAAGTTCAAGAGCCTTTATACCTGCCTTGTCTAAAACTTTCTCGTCAAACAGTTTATCGCATAGTTCCTCGTATGCTTTGATGCAGGCGTAATGCTGGGTAGGACTCAGGCCGTTTCTCTTATATTGGATAATACTGTCAGCCAGCATCCGGAAGTTCGTATCTGCGTCAATGATGCGAGCTGGAAGATAATCTTTCCGCTCGTCTATACCAAAACGCTCTAAATACAAATCGAAGTAGTTATCAAAGAGGTCACGGGCAAGGACGATGAACGTATTCGCTAATTGTATCTTCGCCTTGAATCGCGGATCGTCCTGCCCTTTCTGTTCAAAGTATGAGCAGAAAGTAACGTATAGGCTCGTCGTTTCCCGCTTCACACGCTTCTCCATCTGGATGCTATAGTCAGCCATGAGAAACTTTGTGTTCCCCTCTGTCTTATTCATCCATTCATCAAATTTGTCAAAGCTTGCTTGCGCTCCTTTGAGCCATGACTTATATTTGAAGCGCACCATGTTACGCTCCTCAAATATATCCAAGACATCATAGAACTCGTTTCTTGCTATCATTACAGGAAGTACCACCTGAGACCAAAACCTTGCCCTGCAATCTTTCCTGGCTGCTTGTGCTTGTTGAAATGTCAGTTTTTCTTGCGGTCTCTTTGGCTCGTTGTTCTGAGGTGCCAGCTTTGCCGACTGGTGGAAATATACTACTCTCTTTGTCATAGGTTAATCGGATTTACTTTCATATTTCGCAGGTTCAGGAATAAACCATTAAACTCTATCCCTCCACTGGTAATGAGATTCCAAAGGAGATTGCAGCCAAGGTTAGCCAACGTAGAGTTAATGAACAAGTCCTGTTTCTCCAGTGCTTCTGCAAGTGAGCAGCTGGGACCACTATCCTTCTCGTTTACAGATGAGAGGTCAAACAGCTCGTCGATGCAAGGCAGTTTTCCTACTGGCTCCGACTCTTTTGACTTCGGCTGTTCCAGCTCTTTTATGGTGCCAAGCACTACCTGGCCAGTGTCAGCAGTATTGCCGAAATCTATCCAGTAGAAGAAATCCTTTTCATCGTCACCTCCTATATTGTGGTATGTACGCAGGTTCTTTCCTATTTTTATACGCGCCTTTGCATTATCCACACAACTGATTATGATATTGGCCGTATCATCGGCTCCTTTGCTCGGGTATCTGCATGGTTTTGAATCCCAGCCAAAGCCAAAGAATCGGTTGACTCTGGTCACCAATACGTCTGCCTTGTTGCAACCTATCTCCATGGGAGTAAAGAGTTGCCGGCCAAGATTTGCCGGGGTGACAATATCATCGTCAAACACCGTGACATGAAGCCCCTTGTGGCCAAGTGTCCGCAAAGAGCAGTCAATACGAGCCAAGGCTGTCACTACCTGACTACCTGTACCTCCAGCACCGATAACGTACACCGTTAGCGGGTGATAAGGATTCAGGAGGTAATTGTGCGTAAAATGTACTTTTTTCATTTCAGTATCTCCTTCAACTTCTTTGAGACAGGCTTTAACACATCTTCGGGGAAGGGCTCGCCCGTCTCTATGAGCCGCTTCGTAAGCAAAGCGAGATTTCCATTGATTGGGTTTTGCCCGGACAGATGACTAAACTCAGACTGCCAAAACATTTTCTCCCAATATGCTATGACATTGGCGAAAGTCCTTTCTGTGGGCTTCTGTACCTTTGCACTACCGAGGCAAACATGCTCCGTAGTATTCATGAACGGTGCTCTATAAAGCACTCTCTTTGGTTTTTTCCCCTTGAAGGCATAGAGGCTAAGCGAATTATCCTGCACCACATAAAGCAATCCAGGCACCTTCATCTTGCCATTGGGGATATTCAGTGATTTGATGAAGTACACGAAACGCTCCTCTGGTCCATGATACCATACCAATTTATCTTTCTCCATGCGTGTATCGCAATACAGGACATTCTCAGGAACAGCACCGTAAAGGCTTTTGTCAAGCTGCGGATTTGCTGCAGTAACATTTTTCACCAGCACAGACACCATGTTTTCAGTGAGAGGCTTTCCTGCTCCCATCACTCCGTTGGTGATGTCGCGCTTCTCCAAATAGTAGTCTTTGTTATATTCCTCCCCCGTCTTATATGCTATGATAGCAGCAAAGGGTTGGTAAACGTCCGTGATAGTCTTTATTATCTTACTCATAAATAAACGTGATTAACTTTTTGTACCAATCTGACCACCGCTTGGGATAGTCACTCGGCTCTAACTTATATCTACACTTACTGATCTTCTCAACCTCCACCAAAACAGGGAAACCCATGTTACTGTTATCTCTGTTGAAGATGTCTATCACTTCACCAACGGATTTGTCGTCATCTTCGCTAAATCCATAGCTAAAGGTAAACAAGGAATCAAGGCAAAGCATTTCGTCTGAACAACCTTCTTCTTCCAAAAAGGTTTCGTCTCCTAAGTCATAACGTATAGGAGCGATGTCGTAATTGCCCAGCGAATCCTCCGTATTCAGGTCAATACCTTCTTCCAACACCTCAAACAGCTCAGACACATGGCGATTTTCTCCATTTGGCAGCTGATAATAGGCTCCCCCATCATAGTTTGTCATTCCTTCCCTGACTTCAAAGACGAGTTCATGGAAGCAGCCTTTCTTTGCCTCGCGTTTTGCTGTAATGGTATCAAAGTAAGCTCTTACATCACCCTGCACATATCGGTCAGTGAGTTTCTTATATTCCGGACTGAGTTCTACTTCTGGGTCGTACTTTATTTCGTCTGCATCGTATTCTATGCCTAATGCCTGACACATTTCGTAGCTGTCATAAGGCAATCTAAACAAACTGAATTGACTGAGAAAAGCGAAGAAGTCAAGAAGAATCTCCTTCAGTTTATCGTCCACACACTCCAGTATTCTAATGGGGAGGAAATACAGATTTGACGTGTCGAGACCATCGTTGAGCTTGTAAGCGACAAACTCTACACTTGAGGTATCGCCATTGTCTATTTCTACCAATTCTACGTCCATTTCCTTAACGTTCTCTTTGATAGCTTCACTCAGCATAGCAGCGTCATGGAACTTGTTTCCTGTGCTCTCAAAGTTCAGCTTCTTGTCATAGACAGAGAATAAGGACCGAACTTGCTCAGTAAGGGCGGGCAGGTCTATCTCCCCGCACCGCCTCGTTACCGTCTCAATATCGTAGGCGTGGATGCAGTCAAAGCGTTGCGTCAGAAAATTACCGCATTGCCCTTCCCTGGCAGTATGCGTCGGCCTTCTTCCGACATGCTTCTTTCCAGTGCTGATCCTATCTTTTGATGAAACCGCCATAATTTCTCAGATTCTTTGTCGTTCATCCCTTTGTGCCTACGGTTGTCTTGAACTCATAGACAGCCTCGTCATTCTCCACCTTGGGGCCATGCACGTTGCTCGTCGTCAGCTCAGGGTATTGGTTACTATAGAAGTTCATCACTTCCTCTGGTGACATCTTAGGGTCAGGGTCAGAAAGCTTCTGTCCGTTGTGCTTAAACACGCGCTTGTATTTACTAATTCTCAGTGGCATAATCTTTTTGTTTTAAGGGTTATTCTTCTTCGTTTTCAGTCTCGTCATCCTTCGGTTCCTCTGCTTTCGCAGGAGCGGCTTTTGCAGCCTTGCCAGGCTTCACGTTCTTACCGTCGCTCATGTCCTCAGTGGCAGCACCAAACATCGAACCTTCGCCGAGGGCAGCTTTCACCTTTTCACGCAGAGAGTCAACTTTGGAAGCTGACCCTGCGACTGTGGTAGCGTACTTGTGGGCACCATCAAGGCAGGTGAGAGCATCCTTGAACTTGTTTTCCTTAAAGTTCTGCTCAGCAATAGCCATCCAGCCGTTGAACTCTTCCTGCGCCTTCTTTGCCTCGTCCTTGGCTTTCTTCTCCATTTCAGAAGCTTTCTTGGCTTCCTCCTGTGCGTTCTCGAAGTCTTTGATGTTAGACAGAAGACCGTTGGCCTTTGCTATGGGCTGCAGAACAGTGTCCAGGAAACCTTCGTCCATTTCCTCTGCAGTTCCGTTCAGGCAGATAGGAACAAACTTGTTTTTCGCAGCGTCCTTAACAAGACTGTTGCCGGGCAATACGCTCACGGCAAGACCACTCTCACTCTTTGCAATGGTCAGGGCAATGGTTGTACCCTCGGCCATGCTCTCAGATAATTTCTTGAATAATTCCATAATATATTTCGATTTGTTGGCGGCTGGTTAAACCGCCGTTACCTTGTTGTCTTTAGAATGTGGTGCCGTACCCCTCTTGTCTGTGATATTCTGCAAGCAGACAGCCACCACCGTTATAGAAGTACACGACTCCATTACATTCTCTCTCGTAGTCACCTTCTTCGGCAGTTGCCTGAAGGTACTCACGGAACCGTTCTTCACTTACGAAAGCTCTGCCGTGATCGTCGAAGTCAAGGAAAATAATTTTGCTCATAGTCTCTGAATTTTGAAGGGTTATCTTATTTGCATTACTCGTTTAGAACTTCTTCAGGATTTCCTCACCTTCAGCTACAATAGCCTGGGCCTCGCTTAATGTCACTTCTGAGTTTCCGAAGCAGTTCTTGGTGAAATCTATCCAACCCTGAACGTCTTTAGCACTCTTGGCATTCTTCATGAGGTTTATAACTCTCATTCCTGATTCACTGATAATTGTAGTTGCCATATCTCTAAGTTTTGAAGTTATTATTTATCTTATTTGACACTACAAAGGTACAATGATTTTATCATATACGCAAATTTTACGGCAATTATTTTCGGAAAAATGATAATTTTTTTCGCTGACAATCAATTACTTATCTGCATTTCGTTCTATGTATTCTTGCGGAGTGCAACCGTGCTTTTTCTCGAATAAGGCACTATATGTTTCACGTACCTTCTCGAAAGTCTCACTCACCAGCCATTTTGCTTGCTTCATGATTTCTTCTGCCGTTTCTACCTTCTTTGGCTTGGGGGCAGCTTTCTTTTCAAACTTTTCCTTGATGCGGTCAAAGGGGTGGGTGGTATCTTTTTTCCCATGACGTTTGCAGTATTCTTCCCAGGAAATAGCGTTTTTCCTCGCTTCCTCAGCATCACGTTCTTCCTTGGCTTTCCTATCATCTTCGGATTTCCGCCAATAGTCTTTCTTCCGATCTTCCATAAAATCGCTTAATGCTTTCAGGATGAGTAGCGGGTCTATAGTGCCATAAAAGCTACAATATTGACCGGAGCGAAGTCTGGAGCAGAATAGAACGAACTCCATCATGGTTATCGTTGGATGGTCTGCTATTATCTGCTGGCACAGAGTATTAAGTTGCCAGTCACTCATTTTACCGTTCACGTTGACAAAGGCACAGACCGCAAGCAGTTGCCCCTGCATCCATTTTATAGCCGTACTCTCTATCTCCTGACCCTCTTTCGTCTTAATGGCTGGATATGCAGCGGATAAGGTGCCAAGAGTAGGGGAATTTACCTTCTGGCAGCAGTCAATCGTGGGGCAGGCACTCATTGCTATGGTCTGCAAATCCACCGAATACTCTGCCGTTATCTGGGAAGGGGCATAGCTGTTACGTAGGGCTATCGCCTTGCTCTGCTCGGTGCTTGTAGTAATACTCGTCTGCCTTTGCGATGTCATTGACAACAGCTGACATTTGACGGGCGAGGTGTTCAGCGCCTCTCTGCTGCTGAGTTGTCGCTCCTGCTGAAGAGCGATTCCTGTTTCTGATTTCTGCGATAATTTCATTGTATTGACTGTTTATTTTCGGCAACGAAAAGTTGTTCATTATCCATGTTTTGTTAATACTTCGGATGAACTGCTCAAAGGCAGATAGGAGAGAGTCATCGTCTAACGGCAAAGGCTTGTCTCGGTTTTTCCTGTTGTATTCTATCTTCTTGAAAATCGACTTGATGGCCACCATGTCCTTTGCTTCCCATCCGTAGGATTCGTTATATAGCTCATGGAAATAAGCCATAAACACCTCCTGCCCTCGCGTGAACAGAGAAACATCTTTCCCGCTTTTAAGCTTTCGCCTTGCACCTGGCTCATGTGGTTCTTCCGCCTTTGGTTTTCCCTTACTTCGGCCAGTTTTCGCGTTCGCGGTAGAATCTATATCGACGTAAGGAGATATAGATAAATTATTCTTATCTTCTTTATTTCTTATGATGTGGTCAGTTGGCTGGTCACTTGGTTGGTCGATTGGCTGGTCATTCTGCTGGTCGTTTTTTTGTTCGGTCGGTTGGTAATCTGCATATTTACAGATAGTTATGATGCTATATCTGTTGGTCGTTTTTATCAAAATTTCGCCTGATTTTTCAAGACGAGACAAGCATGTCCTGATAGTCCTTTCTGATATGCCAGTTTCAGCACTCAATTTCTGCCTACCTATCACCACTTGACCACGCTGCACACTCATCCCCTGCCACGTCTTATCGACTGGCGAAGCCTTGATGAGCAGATGCAGGAAAAGATGAACCATTTCGGAATGATTATACCACTCCCATTCGGTTATCTTTCGATATATTTTTAGCCACCCGTCACTCATACTCTATTTCTCATTCAGATAATTGTTCACCTCATCCCTAAACTGATCGAGACTTTTGCAGACAACATACTTGTTGCCATACTTCTCGCAGTTCTTCTGCCACTCCTTCTGCTCAGGCCGTTGGTAGCTGCCGGGCTTCTTCATTTCGATGTAGAGGGCATGGTATCTGCCCCTCGGTATGCAGAGACAGAGGTCAGCAACACCCTTAACGATACCCTCACGCTTCATCCTGGCACCCATAGCACCTAATCGTATGCCCTCATTGGGGATATGAAAAAGCATACCCTCCTGTGCGAATACAGGGTACTGAATGGCAAACCATTTGAGGCATGACTGCTGAATCTCACTCTCGTTCATGCCTAACCCTTTAGCGACATGGGCCGGCACACTTTTCTTGTCAAGCCCTTTTGTGATAGCGTCCAACAGACGCTTATTAAAACTGTCTCTTGCCATAATCAGAAGTAAGTGTTAGTGAGTTGTTTCCACTGAGAGTTTACCCAGCCCCACATCGCATACATGCCGGGCTTTGGCTCATAGAGCCGCAGGTGTTCAACTTTGCCGAACCGCTCCACATTACCACCAAGGTCAACTATCCAACCGTCCTTTTCTGGGAATGGACGGATTGCACGACCGACTATTTGGTACCACTGAGCCAAGCTGTTTGTTGGTCGAGCCATGACGATAGTATCAAGTTCTGGGTAGTCAAATCCAGTTGTCAACACTCCTACGTTGGTAAGAGCCTTGATTTCGCCCGCTCTAAAGGCACGTATGAGCCGCGTACGCTCTTCATCGGGGGTGTTACCAGTAATCATACTACACTCAGGAACAGCGCGGCATAGCGCCTCACTTTCTTCGATGAAGCGAGTGAAGATGAGAATACCCTTTCGTGGCTTTCCGTTCTTTGGTTTGAGCAGTCGGCGCACAATCTGGGCAAGTTGTACCGTAAGTCCACACCGTTCATTCTCGGCTTGTAGTGACCTCTCATCATAATCTCGGCCAGTGATATTCATGCGTACCCTCGATGCGTCAATGACATTCATGGAGAAGTAACGGAGATTAGCCAAGTACCCCTGCGCCAGCAATTCGTCTATGCCAATGCTATACAACACTTTGTTGAATATTCGCGGCTTCGTGCGAGTAAGGAATTTCAGGATGCACTTATTCTTCATTTCCACTCCTGGGTTAGGGTAGCCAAGTTCGTTGAAATAATCTTCCTCCTTATAGCTACCATTAGGCTTGAACTCTCCTTTTACCTCTATGCCTTGCGCAGTATAGAGGCGATAAGGGGTAGCAGTCAATCCCAATACCTTGCGCGGAATCTTCTCTATGAAGGTTTTATACCTGCCTTCTGCAGCATTCACGTTGTGGCACTCGTCGATAATCACAGCAGAGAAATCGTCGAACAGCTCCATGTGGTTAGCCACACTGCCAATGGTGGCAAAGGTTATCTGCCCGACTTTCTTCTGTTTTAGCGATGCAGAATAGATGCTCGCATCAATGCCATAGCTGGCCAGCTTGCCATAGTTCTGCTCCAGCAACTCAGCGCTGGGCTGCAGAACCATGACATTGCCGTCCAACTGACGAGCGACATCTGCAATCAGCAATGACTTTCCAGCACCCGTAGGGGCTACTATGATACCATTGCCTTTTGCCTTTGAGCGGAAGAATTTTACCGCTGTGTCACTCGCCACCTGTTGATAGGGACGTAGGACAAATTTACTCACCTGCTGCTTTCATTTTGCCGTCGGGCTCATCTGATACAGAAGAAGCCTTTTTGTACTCGAACACGTCCCAGAACTTCGTCTCACTGACAGACAGGATGACATAATCAATCATCGTACCGCCCATCACCTCGTCAATGTTCTTCACAGCAGCGTTGAGAGTGCCGGCCTGAACGAGGTAGGTGACATTGCTGCGTTTCTCCTTCTCGCTCTTTTCGTCAAAAGAGATAAAGGCAAGCCTTGCCTGATACCATTTGTCATCACTGGGATTGTCGGAGAAGAAAATCTCCTTAAACGGAGCCGGGACAATGCTCTTTACTTCAAACTCGCCACTAACGAATGAGGACATTTCCTCAGTGATTCTTTCTTCGGCTTCTGTGTGGCTAAGAGCGTCAACCACATAGTCCTCAGAAACCTTCTTTAACATTCCGTCCTCTTGCATCTTCTCGAAGCGGACTTTGGTCTTAAACCATTCAGCTGTTCTTGATCTCATAATTCTTAAAATTTTTGTGAATAACTAATTGTTCATTTGAACTTAAATTCTTCTATAAACTCACTGTATAACTCGCTATCATCAGGCAGTGGCAGGGTGACACCCCACTCCGTCATTGCATCGGCCTGTATCTGATTCATAAAGTGGCGCATGGCCTCCGTACTGAGCTTGCTGGTGCCTGTCCCTGGTGGTAGGAACTTTTTGCAGTAATAGTCATGCCACTCGTTGCGAGTGCTCCCTGACCAGTACTCCAATTCCGTCATCCACATCCAAAAGAGTTTGTTCTGCGAGAGACTGCGGACATATCCCACCTTCTCGAACACGATACGGTACTTGCCGTAAGGCAGTTCGTCGATCGTCTCAACAAGGGAATGGCTGAGCCTTGCCCCTCGCAGAGCACTCTTTTCCAATGTTACCACTCTACCCATAGATTAGAATGGCAGGTCATCGTCATTCTGCGGCTCTTGGTCAGCAAGAGGAGCGTCAATGGTAGCGGCCTGATTACTACTTGGAATGGCCACGCTCTTGAAGTTTCCGAGAAAGACCTTGTTTCTCGTCTCCAGTTCTGCAGGAGTGTGGTTGTTTATCCACTCCTTGCTTGTAGCAAGTTTAGCATGGCACACGTTTCCCCACTGGTCAGGTTCGCGTTTCTCCATTATCTCGATGCCCAGGGCATAGAGTTTAGATAGGTACACTTCTCCCTGCTGAGTAGTCTTTTCCTCAACCTTGATGAAGATATCGTTTTCATCAATGGGAATGACCACGCATTTCTTTACTGCACCACTCTTGCCTTTGACGCTCATGATGCCTGCTCCCTCCAATCGTGCAAGATTGAGAGAGCCAACTAATTTACTATTATCTGCCATATTTTCTGATTAAGAGGTTACACCTTATTATATAATAGTAAAACCGAGGTCGTGCTGCGTCATGTAGGTTTCAAGCGCAGCTAACGCTTCCTCGGTGGCCACTATTTCATATCGGCGGGTAAGAGGCACGGCAACTTCCTGTTTGGCGGTTTCAGATGCCTGGCCGAGTACATCAGCAAAAGCATCAGCAGCGTCTCGCTCGGCATTGTCTATACCATGGGAACCATTATTAGCTGGAGCTTCATTTTTGGTCTCATGGGCAACCACTTGTGCGTCTGAAGGTGCAGAGGATTGAGCAGGAGCCATACTTTGCCCTTCCTTGGCTTTTGCCTCGCGCTGTTCCTTCAGCTGGTTGGCATAGCGCACCGTCTCTTGCAGATTCAGGTTTTCCTTATATCTGACTACCAACACGTCGAAGTCCTCTGCAAACGATTTCAGCGTCTCTATGTCAGCTGCAATAGATTCCATCTTCGCCCTGATCTCCGTCTCGATAGACTTCATAGAGGTTGATTTGTTCAGCCACTTGTCACTCCATATCTTCTGAAGGGGAATACCGACATCGCCCCAACCGAGGCTGTCGGCAGTTTTCTCTACTGCTTCACGCTTCATGTTCTTTGAACGTTCCTCGTCAGCTTTGATGACAGTATCAATCTTTCCTACGGCCTCCTTGATGAGTGTGACGGTTTCAGCGACAATCCCTTTGAACTCGCCAAAGGGAGCCATAAACTCCTTCTCGAACTCGATGCGCTTGTCATTGAGTGACTTTGCCGCTTTGTTCAACAGGGCCTTGTCTGCCTTTGCCTTTGCCACATCGTCAGTGGAGTAGTTGGCTATGTCGTACTTTGGAAGTGCCGACTTTACCAATTCACGTATCTGCTTTGCATTGGTGGCAAGGCTTCCGATATTTTTCTCATTCACGACCAATTCTAATTGACTGGCCTGCAGCTCTACTATTGGAGCTGGTGCATTATTCTCGTTCATGCTGCTAAATTAAAGATTTTCTTGTCTGTAATAAGTTCCCGATTCTGTTGCAAGAATCTGATGAAGTCCTCACAATGCTGAGTAAGCTTTGGAACATCACGCTCAGGAACGAAAGAATAGCTTTCGGTATAGGTGTTATAGTCGCTCTTTCCGAACTCCACAACGTTATACTCGAAGTCAAAGACTTTACTGCCGTTCTCCATCATAGCATAAGGATAGACGATATGCTGCCAATGATTCTTGAAATCGCCGACAGAATACCTTCCTGTTGTCTTTAGGTCGCAAATCAGGAATGGGAGAACATAGTCGATGAAGCCGTACACCAGTACGTCACCGAACATCGTAGGAAGAACAGCCTGAACATACTGCTGTGTCAACGCGCCCTTGTAATAGTCCGACACCTCACGAACTAACGGCATCGGGAAACAGAAGGTACGATTGTTATAGGTAGCGTTCAGTGCTGCAACCATTCCGTTGTTAAGCAGCTTCTCAACCTTCACCTTGTCAGTGCCCCGATTTTCCACCATGCAATCAATGACCTCGTTGAATGCCGTACCACGGTCAACGGCCTCATTCTCATAGTGGACGCGGTTTATCCTGTCAATGAGAGATTGGAACTGCTGCTTCCGAAACTCCTCCGGGGTATGCGGTGGAGTTTCGGAGTAGCCCCAATATTTCTCCCAGATAATATCACTGTCGAGATATTGCTGGAAAGCGTCTAACAGGCTTGCATAGAATCTGAACCTAAGCTGCATCTTCGTACTGCTTTGGTTCCTTGTTATATACCAGCCCCAGGGTCTTGACCTTCTTGGCGAAGATGTCCCTTGCATACATGAGTACAGAGTTACCCATGTCCTTATAGTCACCGATATGAGCGAGAAAATGGTTAGCTCCGTTGGCATCGGTCATGCTTTCCACAGACTCCTTGATTTCTTCCAGCACACGGTTGAACTCAGCCTGTGCCTGCTCCTTTACAGCAATCATGCCCTGATACTTGGCAATGATGCTCTTCTCGATGAAGTCATTCTTGGCAGTGGGCTGACCATTCTTGTCAAGAATGTTGTTGATGAACATCACGCCTGGCAGCTGACAGGTATTCTTTCCGTCATTACGGCTGGTCGGGTCAAAGGTGATAGAGCGCTTCTGCACTCCGTTCTCGTTCTTCATTTCGAGATAGCCCAGCAGGTCAAGCTCTGTGACGATGCTGTTATACGACTTCTCGCGCAGGGCAGGCACAAACACCGTATCGTCACCTTCCTTGCGGGTGTCACGATGGGCCACAAAGATAATGTGCTTGTTCAATCCGGAAAGAGCATTTACGAACCACTTGAAGTCGCTGTTGATAACACCCCAATCCTGAACTCGCGGGTTACGTCCACCGCAGCGATAGGC